GCATAATCGCCAGGAACTGGGCCGCCTTGAATTGATTGATCTGCAACAAATGCATTTGTTCTTGCAACACAACCCAAAGCATTTTGTGGAATTAATTCATATGTTACATACTTTGGTAATTTAGCTGCCGCATCATATCCTACCAAATATGCTTGTCTACAAATAGGAGAAACACCTGCAGTTTGCGGAAATCCATATGGTGCATGGACTTTACAAGTTTGTGGATCTTGAGGTGCACGCTGTGTCCACGCAGTTGCATTTAAACAAATAAATGCAACAAATAATGAAACTAATAATTTTTTCATGAGAATAATCTTTCTAACGATGCTTGGGGTTTTGAACTCCACCCCACACCATTTAATATTGTTGTTAATGGTTCAATAAATGATTTACTAAACATTGTATCATAATCTATATACTGCCTCACTTTAAATTCATCGGGAATGGCAGAGATAAACGCAATCACATTTTCCTTCATAGTATTGGGTTCTTTGAGATAAACGAATTTAATTTTATCTCCTTCGGCTATTGTCTCATATTTATTACCTAGATCATTCTGTTTCAAATAATAGTTATATAATAGAGATCCTCGAACATGAATAGGACAGCCCTGTGCATAGATAGATGATCTATCAGTATATTTATTAAGGCCGTTCACGCCTCGAGGAAATGCAATTAATTCTGCGGGCATTGCTCTATACTTTTGTTCGAAATCTAAAATATAATCTTGTAGTGTTTGTTCGTCACTTGTCAATACCAATTTAACAGCTGCCTTTAAAGCATCTCTGCATGGTTCGGGTGTGGATGATCTAACAATCTCTAATCCCATTACCTTTAGTTTTGCTTCTTTATAACGAACACCTTCATTGTCATAAACATTTAAAGCATATCGTTTCTTTGCTACCCAAATGCCTCTATCTGCAATTGCTTCACGCTTGAAGTAAATCTTCTTATCAAAAGCATTTGTGTAATTTGCCAATGAGTCACACGTTTTATTAATTGCTTCTACGATTTTATCATTACAGATTTTATCTAAAATGTCAATGATTTTTTCTTTTGGTTGGTCTTTATAAAACTTCTGAACCAACGGATCAAGTGTGATATAACAAGAATCAGTATCAGAATAAAAAGAATAATTGAAATCCTTTGTTCCGCAAATTTTATTTAGATAGTCATCTAATGATTTGCCTACCTCACGAATAATATATTGTCCTGTAATTGTAATGCCTTCTGCAATATTTGAATCATAAAATCTAAAAAACTCATTGCCCCAGGCACCAAATAAAGAATTCAATTGAATCTTTCTTGCCATCTGAAAATTATTATACTTAGATATGTCTTTTAAAAGAGCTTTGTCTTTTGTTTCCTCATACTTAGCCTGAGCAGTCAACATTAACTTTTTATATTTTTGTCTGTCATCAAATAACTTCTGAGTAATCTCAGGAAACAATCCTTGTTTATCTCGTCTGTAACTATACCCATTTGCTGCCATACAATAATCTTTAGTTACAAGTTCATCCAAATTATATTTCTTTGCCATCATATCATCAACCGTAGTTGATCTTGTCTCAGAATATTCAATTGTTTCTGGAGACATATTATACTGCATAATAATACTCGGATACAGACTTGTGGCATCAAATGATACTACCCAATCATATTTGCCGGGAATTGGTTCTTGAACATACGCGCCTACAATTTGTCTAGCTGGTTTACCTTCTCTTTGATGAACAACAATATTCTGATTCCACAGATGATTATATAGTATACAGTCCCATGTTCTTACTGCTGAGAATACATCTACAAAATTACACTTAGCATCATATGCCATTGTCAAGATCAATTCAATCAACTTCATTTTGTCTTCAAGTTGATCCACTCGTCTAACGTCAATTACGTTATACTTGACAAACAATTGCCAATCTTTAGTATAAAACTCTTTAAAAGATGTATACGGATTTTCTAATTTACCTTCTCCTAATTCAACTTTAGATATGTGATCTAACTTATATGATTCCTGCGCACCATATGTAAACTTTTTATACAAATCCAAATAATCTAGAATTGCCACACCCATGATGTCATAAGTCAATTCAGTCTTGCCGTTTCTTGTAAATTCTTTTGCGTTAACCACTCTCCATGGGGATACAGCTTTAAGAGCATCATCATCTAGCATTCTGCTTATTCTAGCACACAAATACGGTATATCAAAGAACTCAATATTCCAGCCCGTAATTACATGCGGATGATTATCATCTAAGAATGCAATAAACTTTCTTAATAAATCTTTTTCATCTTTGCAAAGAATATAATTATGATTGAGATTAGACAGATCTAATTTCTCAATACTTTTACAGCCAAAAGTCGTAATCTGTTTACTATTACTATCTTGAACCGTAATTAGTAATATTTCCTCCATTGGATTTTTAGTATCAGGAAATCCATTCTCAACAGTAGTCTCAATATCAATTGACCATATTGCCAATTGTGTAATATCAAATTCCACTTCTGTTGGGAATGTTTTGGTAATATATTGATAGGCATAATTGGTATTTCCAAACACTTCGAAGTTCTCAACTTCACCATATCTTTTGACGTAATCTTTGGCTTCGTTAATACTTTCGAATTGAATTTCATCTAGACTATCACCAAATAATGATTTATATTTTGTACCACTTTTGGATTTTACAAATAAACTTGGCTTAAATTCAATCTTATCTTGAACTCGTTTTCCATTATTAATCCCTCGAACTAGGACTCTATTACCATATTGATTGACACTAGTATAAAATTTCATTAAAACCTCTCATTAATAGTCTATTATATAACATCTTGCGCTAAAGAACAATAGCTTTCTTATAAATAATTATGTTGATTTTATCCGAGTATGCAACGTACTCTTGTTCTTTTGTAATAATCATATTAATTAAAAGGATGGATAAAATGGCCGAAGAAAAGAAACCTTTAAGCAGAAGCGAAAAAGAAGCATTAATCAAAGATAAAGCAGGATGGGTTATTACCATTCTTGCCGCCTTATTGGCAATCAATACATTAATGGGCGGAAGTAATTCTAGCAAAGTGTTAAACAATACAATTGATGCAAACAATACTTGGGCATTCTATCAAGCAAAAAGTATCAAACAAACCCTGGCAGAACAATCATTGGATGATGCAACATTCCGTAAAGACACAAAGAAAATGGAATTTTTGCAAAAGAAAATAGATCGGTATGAATCAGATCCTGCAACAGGCGAGGGCAAAAAAGAGTTAATGGAAAAAGCCAAAAAACTCGAAGCTGAAAGATCAGTTGCAAAAAATAGAAGTCCATGGTATACATATGCTGGTTCTTTACTTCAGATAGCTATCGTATTATTAACAGCAAGTATTTTAGCAGTAAACAACAGATTATTTAAAGCAAGCTTGGGTGTAGGTGGTCTAGCAATACTATTAATGTCCCAAGCTATTTGGCTTTGGATTTAAAATTATGTAAGTTGTAATGGATCCGCTAACGCTATTTGCGCTTGCCAACGGCGCGGTTGCTGCTGTTAAAAAAGGTTGTCAACTATACAAAGATATTAAAGGTGCTGCCGGGGACGTCAAAGCCGTACTCAAGGACCTTGAAGAACAATTTAATTCTAGCCATCCGGCGGATAAGCCCGCGTCTGTGGCACAACGTAATGCATATGTTGAAGAAAAAAATCGAGTAATAGAATTAAATAAAAAACAAGGTGAAACTGCTGGCATATATCAAGAGCTTGCAAATTACCTAGGTGATTTCTTTGATAACATGAATAAGTGTATAGCAGTTATTGAAGAAGAAGAACGTAAAAATCGTGAAGAAATATATGAAGGCGAAGAAAGTCTAGGTCGACGTGCGTTACAATTAGTCATAATGAAAAAACAATTGGAGCAAATGCAGATTGAATTGCGTGAGATGTTGGTATATGATTCTCCTCCAGAATTGGGTGGCCTTTGGACAGATGTTAGTGAAATGATGACAGAGATGGGTGGCCAACAAAAGGTACTGCTCACAAAAAAAATGCGACAAGATGCGGCAAAAGCTGCAAGAAGAAAAGCAAAAATTAAAAAGTATATAGAAGAATCAACATATTTAGGACTTGGTCTTTTTCTTGCATTAATTATTACACTGCTGATGACATATGTTTCTTATGACAGGAAACAAAGATGGCCCGAACTCGAACCTGCAGAAATTAAACGAAAACAAGAACAAAGAAGAAACGAACATTTGATATGGTTGCAGGCACAGCAAGAAAGAATACAAAAAGAAGATCAATTGTATCAAGAACAAAATGGCAACAAAGAATAAACAAGAAGAGCCAGAAATAAAAACTCCCACATTTACAGATTGGTTACTTGATATGCCTATGAAAACATTTTTTTGGGGCGGTATAATATTTACATGCGCACTTTGGATAATATCAGTTGGTCTAGTTTTCATTCTCACAAGGCGTTAAATATAAGATGAATATAAAAGTAAAAGAGGTATTAGATTGTTACGTAGTATATTTTTTATATGCTTGGTACTATCCGCACTTGGCAATGTCACTTGCTTCGGAGCAGGAATCACAGCAAAATCTTGGATTGTTTCAGATACCGAAGGGCAAATTTTAAAGAGCGAAAATCCCGACTTTATAAGATCTATTGCTAGTATAAGTAAATTACTAGTAGTTATGACGGTATTGGATGCTCATCAAAACTTATCTGAAACTGTACCTTTAAGTACAAAACTAAGAGATGCTTTACCTAAGCAATTATCAAGAAAAACACTAATTGATCTTGCATTGGTCAATAGCAATAATCGTGCTGCACAAACTTTATGTGAACAATATCCTGGCGGTTTTGGTGTATGCATCTATGCAATGAATCAAAAATTGACTCAATTGGGAATGATTGAATCCATTGTATATGAACCCACAGGTCTGGATAAACGCAATATGAGCACTGCAAGAGATTTGGTTAGATTAGTTGTTGAAGCTAAAAAATATCCTGAGATAATTGAAGCAGCACAAAAATCCAAAGTAGAAATAAATTCAAATAAAAAGAAAATTATTTACAATAATACAAATCCAATGGTAGGAAAAGAAAACATCCTTGTTAGTAAAACAGGATGGATATCTGCAAGTGGAGGATGTATTGTTCTACTAATGAATAATAAGATCATTATCCTATTGGGAAGTAGAAATACGCATACCAGAATACCTGAAGCCAAGTATCTGGCAGCATAAGTGGTTGCGGGACCCGGAGTCGAACCAGGAACTAAGGATTATGAGTCCTTTGTAATACCGTTTTACCATCCCGCGGTTAATTATTTATCGGCCTTGGCCCCGATATTTTTTAAAACTACTTTTTCTAGTTTTATTCATACTTGAGGTTTTTGCCTTGCCGCCTTGGCAAGTACGCTTTTTAAAGCTGAGAATCTTTTTCATAAACTTCCATTCCTATAGTTTCAGGGTCAACGCCCTTATTTTCAGTTCCACGTTTGTAGCTTGCACTTGTCAGGGATTTATCCTTACTTGTAGCCCCAAGCATACCGCATTCGTTACATAATGAATAATGAAACATATGTATAACAGGTCCGCCGACCCATTTATAGTTAGTTTCTTTCACATAAAATTTATTAATAGTGAACTTTTTTCGGCAAGCTTTTGCCTCACATTTTTTTTCACCAGTTACGGGATCTATATAATAGACTGGTCCGTTCAATTGTTTTTTCATATTGTAGCTGTGACATTTACTGGAGATGAATGAGGACTCAACTGTCTAGTTGTCTCTAATTTCTTCTTGGCATTTTTATAATCAGCAATCATGGAATCTGGAAGTTCTGCAACCCAAATTATTTTAGATGCATCGACCATAATAGTATGTTCTTTTACATAGGGCACATAGGGAAATAAAGCCAATTGTACTTCACCGCTGGGATCATTTGGGTCTTTCATCATCTGTAATATAAATGGTTGAATTATATTCACACTTGACCCAAGCATACTCGTTTCTGCGATCAATTCTTCACCTGTTTGCAACTTGACACATTTTATAGTCATAATAACTCCTAATAATTATTTACCTGTTTTGTTCAGGATTTTCTGTGTATCTTTATTATATTTATACAGTTTTATTTCAATAAACATATTTTTTATAGACTGAATTAACCTAAATAGTTTGCTCATATTAAACCCCTTTGTCTTAGTAATTTCATTTTGTTTTCTAGATCAAAGTGATCTGTAGATTGTGCTAAATATTCTTCTATTTCAGATTGGTATGCTGGAGTAAAGGCCTGTTTGACCCATGCCCAGAAATCTGCAAGTGTTGATTCCATTTTTTTCCTTTGTCTTATGAACGAAGGGCCGAATACTCGGCCCGTTACTGTTAGATCTCTTTTGAAGATTCTGTTAGTAATTGTTTTGTAGCTTTTTTGGGTGTTACTACTTCACCTGCATCTTTAACTTCAATTTTCTTTGGCTTCTTATGTTCTGGAATAATACGCTCTAAGAAAATCTTAAGCATACCATTCAACATAGCCGCATTACGAATTTCAATTTGTTCGTCTAAAGCAAATGTTCTTGTGAATGCTCTGTTGGCAATTCCTTTAAACAAGTATGGATCTTCATCCGAAGAATCTATATTGCCTTTAACAACCATTGTATTTTCCGCCAACTCAATTTCAATATCCTGTTTGGCAAAACCAGCAACTGCCAGTTCAATAACATAAGTATTATCACCTGTTTTTTTAATATTGTAAGGAGGATAGTTTGGAATAGATTTAGTCAGATCATCATGTAACTTTGATAGTCTATTAAACTGATCGTCAAATCCGATAAAGAATTTATCGAAATCTTTTGGTAAGAATTGTAGTGTCATTTCTTCCCCCTTGTTATTGTATTCATAAAAGTATCCACAAAAGTATCAAACACTTGATAAGTAGTTTTAGCTACTTGCTTAGTGAATTCTCTCTGGGCTTCTACGAAGTCAACCATGGGTTCTTTAAATGATTTATCTGTGACGTGTTTGTCCAGAAAATTTATTTTGGCGTCTTGAATTCCATCAATAGCCGTGTTTGCGTAAGCTAACATATGTTTCTCCTATTAAGCGAGATTAATAAAAATGCTACCCCGAAGGCGCAGCGTTGATCCTGCTTACCGAATACAGGGACACCATATCGTTGTGCCGGTTTTAAACGTCCTAAGGTAGAGGAGTTCTTTTACGTTCCCATCCCTGGGATATAATATTATTTATACAGGATGATAGTCTACAGTTTGTTTCTTTTTACCAATATTATACTTTGTTTGCAATGACCATTCATGTTTATCTTTATGAGCAATTACTTTGATCTGTGAAAGTGGTGCCAATTCTGAAAATAGATCAGGTTTAATAAGAGCAACCAATCCCCAGTCTACAAGCAATTTGGCAATTGTATTTCTTCTCTGGAGATCATTTTCTGTTAAATCTGCAGATTTTCCATCTAGGGCAAATAGCTCTTTAAAATGTACTATAAAATATCTACCTTGTTTGTGCAAAATGTGACAGGATTGATACAATACTTTGTCTTTTCTTGATGCTACCCCGATACGAGTAAGTGTTTCTCGTACTTTTAAAAAATCATCGGGTTGTGATAAATTGACTTCCAACGGATTGTAGTTAGGATAATCTATATGAAATATGTCTTCAGCCATTCCTGCCACCTTTTATTAGTTTTGTTCTTAAATAATCTAGCTGTTCGTCATTGAGGAGTGGGAGTACTTGACGTGCTTTTTCTGTGCTATAGCCATAGTATTCTTTTATTACTTCAATCGCCTCAATCTTCTCGGCTTTGATCCATTTATTGAATCTTTTTCGAGGTCTAATATTATTTATTAAAAACGAAAACTGCATCTTTTTATCCAGATGCGGGCGGGAATTCATTTCATTTGCGGGTATTACTGTATCTGCTCCGTAGGATAATCCTTTATTAATGATAAATGCGTTGTATTGTTTCTCAGACCAATCGTCTACAATTAGATTTTCTTTGCTATAATGTATAGCATTGATAAAATCAAAAGGGGAGATTGCAGGTGCTTTGTAGGGAGTGGCTACTACTGCATCTTTTGGTTTACCTAGAAAATACAAACTCATGCCAACATCCTAATTAAACCGATTGAGTCGATTGTTGTAAGAAGTAGATAGTTTGCGAGCATTCCAAAAGATTTCCTAGTATAAGAAGCCCAAGCATACATGGCACAACCACTAATCCAAACAGGATACATGAGTAAAAGAGGAGGGTTTGGTACGGTGAGCGCCATAGTGATTGAGCACCCAATACTAATAGCCCAAGCAAGCAACTCAACCATAAAGCGAAAGCGATTGCTAATATAATCATTCTTTATCCATTCTAGCGTAGGTCGTAATAATTCATTCATTTGAATTCCACTGCTGCCATGATCTCAGTTAAACAAGCAACAAGATTAATTTCTTGATCTGCACAGAATGCAGACTTGTACTGATAATCAGCTAACAACAATACCAATTGTGGTACTTGAACTACGTTGTCGCATAGCACATCATAGAACTTTCTAAACAATGTTTGTGGATCATTGTCAATATTATTAACTACCCAAGTACGCATCTTCTTCCAATCTTTCTCTTTAAGAGCAGATGTAAGTTCTTGCATATTGACTTCGCCCATATTAACAAGAATGCCTTCATCAATAGTACCCGATGCACTATATCTCTGAAGCTCATTAAGAATACGTCTATAGTCAGGAAAGTGTTTCTCAATTACTTTTGCTATGACTTTTGGATCTGCAGTTACATTTTCTACTGCGAGAATTTCATTAACTCTCTTAAAGAATCTTGCCGCAATCTTTGGTCTATCATCTTTGGTAATTTTAAATTCAATCACAGCACATCTTGAATGAAGTGGAGGAATGATTCTATTTTTAAAGTTACAAGTAAAGATGAATCTGCAATTTTGTGAGAATTCTTCAATGAATGCTCTCAATGCTGGCTGAGTACTATTTGGATTCAAATAGTCTGCCTCGTCTAAAATAACTACCTTAGTCTTACCCGAGAATGAAACTGTAGATGCAAACTGTTTAATTTTTGTTCTCAATACATCAATACCAGATTCTTCTGAACCGTTAATAATGATATAATCAGTTTCTAACTCTTCGCATAATGCTCTTGCAATTGTAGTTTTACCCACGCCTGCGGATCCACATAATAACATATTTTGAATTTCACCTTTAGACACCATCTCTTGAAAGACAGCTTTTTGTTCTGCAGGCAAAATACAATCATCTAATTTCTTCGGGCGAAATCTTTCAACCCAAAGAAATTGTTCTTCACGATAATCCATAATAACTCCATAATATAAAAATCAATTGCTAAGCACGTATTAACCAACTTTAGAATCTGGTTCCATTGCGATTAAATAAACTAACGAGTTACTATCGTTCTTAAATAAGAATGCCTTCTTAGATGAGATTGATACTGTATATGATCCGGGCATGATCTTTAAGTTTTCTACTGCCATGTGGCAATCAAAATCCACATCGCTT